CAAGAAGAAAAAGGCAGTCAAGAAATTGGTAAGGAATTCGTCAAATGGAGCTGTGACCGGATCTTTTGTTTCAAAGATCACCACTGTTCAAGACAGTCCCACCGGGGGAATTACTCTGGCTCTTTATGGGAGAAGTGGCACAGGAAAGACAACATTCGCTTGCACTTTTCCCAAAAGAGCGTTACTCATCAGAGTCGGAATGGATGATGGGGTTCTCAGTGTGAAAGACGTGGATGGGGTCGACACTACTCCACTTGTCAGAGATCCAGATCAAATCAGTGAGATCGTTCAAGAGCAAAGAGAAAATAATACTTGGAAGACGTTGATACTTGATACTGCTAGTGAACTGCAAAACGTGACTTTGCAAAAAGTGGTCGGTTTGAATTCGGCTCCAACGCAATTGTCTTGGGGTGTTGCCCGTCAAGAGCAGTGGGGAGATGTGGCAGTTGGAATGAAAGACAAGATGCGGGATCTGCTTGACTTAGCTACCACTGGAACACATATCATCATCATTTCCCAAGAAAGAGACTTCTCCAAAACGGATGCAACTCCCGATTCTGAGCTGGCAGTTCCTAACGTGGCTCAAGCTCTGAGCCCCTCAGTTGTGGGTTGGTTGAATCCGGTATGCAATTATGTGTGTCAGATGTTCATACGGGCTGAAACGAATTTAGTAGAGAAGAGAGTCATGGTTGGTAAGAAAACCAAAATCGTTAAGAGAAAGGAAGAAACTGGCAACTACGAATACTGTCTTCGAACTGGAGCTCACGACGTATATACAGTGAGATTGCGAATGCCCAAAGGTTCCAAGGTTCCAGATGTTCTTACGGACCCAGACTTCAAGAAGTTCTACGAGGTCATTTCAAGAACAGGAGAGAGAAAGTAAGGGGTGAAATGATGAGTGACTGGACCCAAACTGAGAGTAAGGACGATAGTTATAAACCCACCGGAGACTGGATGAATGAAAGAGACCGACTACGTGAGAGGCTGTATGAGTGGTGTGACGAGTTTCACCTGAAGTATCCCGGCATGTGGAGAACGGTAATCCGTACTCTTGATGACATCAAGTCTACCGAGGTGGACTCTCTGAATCTGATTAAGCAACTGATTAGGTTGAATGCTGCGGACATTATTTCCAAGAGACTATGGTGGTCCGACCACAATAATAATCGGTGTGTCACGGAAATACGAGATGGGTGCAAAGGAACTGCGGCTTCAATTCACCTTACGGAGAAATTCAAAGAGTAACTTGGTTTGCTACAATGGTAATTATGGACGATTGGTTTACTTTTACTTAACAGGAGAGTGTCAAATGGCGAAAACTGGTACTAGTGCTATCCTAGGGAAATTGAAAAAGAAGGGACTGGCGAAAGCACATCGGGCTCACAAGGACGAACCCCTCGAGCTTCCAACCAGTTCATTTGGTGAAGAGCTTCCTTCGGGTATTGAAAATGGGGTAGCTCAATTGACTCAAGCCGAGCTATCTGAACATGACGGAGGTGTAAACAAGGGGGAACCTTACGCTATGCTTGCCGGCATCATTAAGAGCCCGGAAAGCTTTAAGAAGTCCGCGAAAAGCAATGATATCGTTAAAGTCAAAGGACGTCGGTGTCAGCGGTTTATCCCTCTCTACGATACCCCAAGGGCGAGAAAAACGCCTGGGTTTGAAGACAATTGGGCCACTCTTCTCAATGAACTCAGGAAGTTCAATATCGAAACTGGTGACGTTGCCGGAGAAGATGTGGAAGACATCCTAGCTGCTCTTCTCGAAGAAAAGCCATTTTTCAAGTTTCGAACTTGGGGAGGTGGAGAGTTTACTGACAAAGAGAGCGGTGAACTTCGACGGATTTCGGTCAGAACAGACTTCATGGGCGCTATCGAAGATTACGCGGATGACGAAGCGAATGGCGAAGTAATTGATTCGTCGGAAGAAGAGGATGAAGAAACAAAATCCTTCTACAACAATGAAGGGGATGACGAAGAAGTTGATGAAGAGGAAGAGGAGCTCGATATCAGCTTACAAGACATGGGCGAACTGGCTGATGACGGCGACGAGGATTCTATTGACAAACTGACAAAACTCTCGGAGAAAGCCGAATTGGATCCCGACGCCTATCCGACATGGTCGGAGCTGAGTACGGCACTCATCGAACTTCGCGACGATGAAGAAGAAGAAGTGGAGTCCGTAGTGGAACTCAAGAAAGGAGATCTCAAAGTATACGACGGTGTCGAAATCGAAGTACAAAAGATAAACAAGAAGGAAAAAACCGCCGAGGTTATGGACATCAACACCGAAGACATCTGGGAAGACGTTCCTTGGGAGGAACTCACCGAAGAGTAAAATGGTTCTCACAGAGAATCTCTATCCTCTGCGCCTCATGGAAGAGGCGTTTTTCTTTTTTGCCCAGAAATCAACTACATGAAGTCACTAGCAATAGACACTGAAACTACTGGATTGGATCCGTACCACGGTTGTAGTGCATGGGTGATAACAACGTATAGTGACGAAGGCAATGTCTGGTGGGAAACCGATGTCAACCCATTGAATAGAACTTGCCAGTTTACCAAAAGTGAGTTGAGTGAAGTGAAGGATCACTTGTTGGGTCACAATCCCTGGTATTTTCAAAACCCAGTATTTGATATCACTTTTCTAGTGAAGGCGGGTTGTAACTGGATAACTAATTACTGGAACCGAGTGAGAGATGTTGGTATCGCCAGTCATCTACTAGGTAGTGGAAATCTTCCACGAAATTTGGAGTCTATTGTTCTTAGAGAGTTAGGAGTAGATGTCAGTTCTTATGAAACCAAGTTGAAGAAGGAAGTACAACGTGCTCAAGGTTATGCACGGCGCAAGTTGCCAGATTGGAGAGTAGTTTCTTCGTCGGTGAAAGATCCTATGTTGCCAAGTGGTGGAGGATGGAAAGCTGATTGCTGGTTGCTCAGAAAACTCTCTGAACTGTTGGAACACGAAAAGGAACATCCTTGGTGGACATTGGCTGAAGACTATTACAACGCTGACAGCGTTGTGACGTTGAAAGCCGGTGAACAGTTGGAAGAAAAGATACGGACAAGGAGCCTTGAAAAGATTTATCACAAACGTCTTGAGCTGATACCGGTCAACTATGCAATGCAAGCAAAGGGCATCAGCCTTAGTGAAAAACGTACCTATGAGTTGAAGGACAAGTACCTGAAGGAATCTGAAGTACTTGAGAAGAAATGTGTGAGACTGGCTAAAACTGTTAGGTACAAGTTAGAAATGCCAAAATCTGGCAACAACAAATCACTTCTCGATACGGTGTTCAAGGGGTTCAAGCTTGAACCAATTGAATTATCGGATAAGACCGGTGAACCTTCCCTTAAAAAATCCGTGATAGAAGTTTATCTTGAGGATCTCCCAGAAAAGAGCAAAGCTCGCCAGTTTCTATTCAACCTTTCTGAGAAGAGGTCACGTGATACTGCCAGTAAGACTTACCTTACCGGATATATCAGAGCTTGGATTTCATTGTGTACCGATGAGAATGGTGAGGGGTGGTACGTTCTACACCCATCTCTGAATCCAACAGGAACCAACACTCTTAGATGGTCTAGTTCAAACCCCAATGAACAGAACATATCGAAGAAGGAAAACTTCAACCTTCGATATTGTTTTGGTCCAGCACCCGGTAGGGAATGGTGGAGTCTTGACGCAAACAACATAGAATTGAGAATACCTGGGTATGAATCAGGAGAACCTGAACTCATCGATCTGTTCGAGAAACCAGATGAACCACCTTACTATGGTAGTGAACATCTATTGAATTTCTCAACTGTATATCCAGATATTTGGGAAAAAGAATTGCAGTCTCTTGAAGACCCAGATCAAGTCGGTTTATCGTGTAAGAAAAAGTTTGCTTCTACGTGGTACGCTCGATGCAAAGCTGGTGGATTTGCTGTTGGATATGGGTCAATCGATATAAAGGGAAAGGAATGGGGAACAGCCGATACGGCTTTCAAAAGAAAAGGCAGTCACGCTAAACTCAAATCTAGGTTTGCCAACAAAGAAGATTTAAATCGTAAGTGGATCAGACACGCAAACAAACACGGATACGTTGAGACTATCCCAGATGAGCATGTTGACCCTGAAAGAGGCTACCCACTAGAATGCAATAGAAGTGAGAGGGGATTTGTCAAGCCGACTATTCCACTCAACTATCATGTGCAAGGAACAGCGATGTGGTGGATGGGGATGGCCATGATAAGATGCTACAAGTACTTAGAAGGTATCAACAAAAAACGATATCATAAAAATACTTTGAAATTAATAAACCTTCATAATTCGGGAAAGTATTTAAATGACGGCTTTTTCTTAATCATGCAAGTTCATGATGAGTTGGTATTTGATTTTCCTAAAGGAAAGGGTAAGGAGCCATGGAAAACTAATCTATCGGTTATCAAGAAGATTCGTAAGCTGATGGAATTAGGTGGTAAGGGGATAGGAGTTCCCACACCTGTCAGCTTGGAATACCACCCAAACCACTGGAGTGAGGGCCAATCCATTGAAGTGTGAACAAGTCAAGAAGTTAAAACCATTCGATCAGTTTATCTACTGGATGAAGGAACGCCATTCTATTTACCTCAAGAAGGAAAAAGGTGAACCAAAACCGTGGACAGACGATGTGATTTTCCAAAACTTTTACTTCACCAATCCTTATCGAGAGAACGATAAGGTTACGAAATGGTTTCGAGACAACATTCGAGATCCTCTGAAGATGGATTCACGAGTGTTCATGGCAACAATTATTTTTCGTTGGTTTAATAAAATTCCAACAGGTGAATTTCTCCTTGGATTGAATGTTGGTAAAAAGCTGACTGATAGTCCACTATGTGTTTGGAAGGAAAAGACAGTCTCCAACAAGTTGGTCAAGCTTTGGGACAACGGAAAAAATCCCGTGTTTACGGGTGCATTTATGATCAAAGCAGGTGACGGACCTCGGGGATCTAAGATACCAACTGTTTGTTCTTGTATCAATGATATCTGGAAGAAGAGAAAGCAGTTCATTGACACTAAGTGGGAGTCTATGGAGTCCCTGTGGAAAGAACTGAAAAACTGTCGTGGTCTAGGCGGGTTCATGTCTTACGAAATTGTGTGTGATCTACGATATACTCACGTGCTAGAGGGTTCCAAAGATATCAATACTTGGTGCAACATGGGTCCAGGTGCCAAGCGAGGCATGAACCGGTTGGAAAGCAGGGATCTGAAAGATTCCATCTCACCAGCACTGTGGAACGATCTGAGTCGGGCTTTGTTGCCAGCAACCCGCAAACGTCTCAAGTCGTCACAGTCGCTGCTGAATCACCAACTAATGATGCCTCTCATTGAGATGAGGGAAATTGAACATTCGCTGTGCGAATATGACAAGTATTGCAGAGCTTTAGCAGGCAATACTAGTAACATGAAAAGGAGGTACAACGGTGTCAGTTAGAATTTATATTCCCACTCGTGGGAGAATTGGGCTCAACCGTCAAGTAACTCTGAGAGAGTTCATCGAGCACTCTTCTCACCGTCCTTTCCTTGTTTGTCCACCAGATGAAGTAACTGAACACAAGAAGTACTGGAAAAAAGTGAAAGCTTGTCCAAAGAAAGGCATCGGACCAACCCGTCAGTGGATAATTGAAAACAGTAAGTCAGACATCGTTGCGATGGCCGACGACGATATGCGGTTCAGTTACCGGCCGGATCCTGCAGAAGTTAAGCTTGAAAGGTGTACCGATCTTGACCCAATGATGAAACTGATTGAGCGGTGTTGTGAGAAGTGGGGATTCATTCATGGTGGGTTGGGTGCAAGGCAAGGTAACAACCGAAAGGATAGAGAAACCCCACGAAAAGGGTTTCTTGCACACAATCACCTGTTTCAAGACTGTGAGAGGGTAAACAACTTTCACTTTCTGGTACCTGAGAAGGTTATTGAAACGGGTGCCCGAATGGATGCCTTGTCAGTTATGGAAGACTTTCATTTCACTCTCACTCTACTAACTCAAGGCCACCCCAACCGAGTCATTCACGATTATGTGTGGAATCAGGAGGGAAGTTCTTCTGATGGTGGATGCAGCATTTACCGAACTCCTGAGGTACAATCAAAGGGTGCCCAAGGTTTGCATAGACGATTTCCCGACTTCGTAAAGGTCGTTACCAAGACTTCAAAGGATACGAGTACTGCTTGGAAAAACTTCAAGACTCGTGAGGACGTAATTATTCAATGGGTCAAAGCTGCTCGATCTGGAGGAATAGAATTATGAGAGGCTTTAGATTAGAAAACGGAGTTGAGGTATGGCACAGGTTAGTCTTAAGAGATGGACTGATGGTGAGGGAGGGATTTGGTCCTGATCTGTCTCTTATGAAGGAATGGTCGGCGACTTATAAGAAGGTAGAACGGTACCTAGACGGGTCAATCATTTTGGATATAGGAGCCAACCTAGGAATTTTTTCCAGAATGGCTTTGACCAGGTTTGGAGCTGAAAAATGTTTCTGCTACGAACCAGATCCTGGAGCTTTTTCTGTTCTGAGACATAATGTCCGTAAGGGAAATCTATTCCAATCTGCCGTTGGAGAATGTTCTGGAACAACCGAACTTAACATCTCTCCTTCTGGAAATTCTATATCGGCCTCTACCGTCTTTAACAAGAGAGGAAGACAGTCACTCAAAGTAGATCAAGTGTCTTTTACAAAAATTGTAGAGAAACATTCTCCTACTCTTATAAAGTCTGATTGCGAAGGGGCAGAGCTGTATTGGTTGAATGGTCAAACCTTACCAGAATTTGTCAAAGTGGTCACAGCAGAACTTCATCGCGAAGAACCCGGATTTGAACAGCTTTCAGAGAAAGTTATTCGATCTTTCAGAAGAGGGTGGAAAGAAATTCATCCGCCTAGGTCTTACTCGTTTCACAGATGCTGGATAGTTAGTTGGGTGAGAATATGAAATGTTTCATAGTGACTAAAGCTGTACGTGATAGGTTTCGAGTACTTGACGTAATCAACAAGTACGGATGGGATCCAACGTTCTGTTGTGATACTAGACTGGCAAAGGTGAGACTGGAAAGAATGGGAGTGCAACCTAGTCAAATAGTATTGTCAGATCTCCCCGAGAATCCAGGTATCCAAGGTGTCAGTAGAGCCAGAGATTTTATCTGCCGACAAGTGATGCCTCGCAATGAATGGTGTATTTGGATTGACGACAACGTAGAGAAAATCACAGGAATTCCCGCTGTTGCAAGTAGGGATAAGCTGAATTTCAACGATGGCAGGAACTGGCGTGAGTTGTTCACAAGAGAGTTAACTCCTGGACAACTCAAATATCAGATACGAAAAACAATAGAACGAGCCGAAAAGTTTGGCACCATTTTTTGTGGATTTGCTAACGAAAACAACTACTTCTTCAGGAAGAACAAGTGGCAAGACTTCGGGTACTGTCGAACTCAATTTGCCCTGTACAAGAACGATGGGAGTACTTGGTTTCCCTTCGATACCATGATGTGGGAAGATGGGTTCAAGTCGATTGATGTGGTTGCTAGATACGGGCAAATCGTAATCAACAGGCACGTCAAAGCAGAAAAGCCAGCCTTCGAAAAAGGAGGGATCGGGTCTTTCGAGAGGAGACTACCCTGGTTACAAGACAACTGTTCAAAACTTGTAAGAATATATCCCGGACTATTGAAGTATCGTGAAGACCATCTGAATGTTCATCTGAAGGACGATCTCGAAAGAGTTAAACGTCGGGAAGCTGCCGCAAAGAAAGTAAAAGAAGATCGATGCACTGAATGTGGGAAAATGTTCCTCCCACCAATACTATTGACTGGGAACACTTCTCAAACCTCTTTTTGTGAAAAATGTAGACCAGTTCGTGATCAAGGTGCCCAATACGGAGATGATAAGGCAGAAGGGTTTCATATCGTGTTTGCAAAATGTAGTCCCAAAACCATAGAGGAGTGGAGAAAGGCTAACGGATACTTATGAAGTGTTTCATGGTAACCTCTGGAGAGAATCCAGACCGTATTCATGCTCACAAGTGGCTTCAACGACTTCGAGAGTACAGACGAGACTTGTATCCAACGATTACTGCGGTAACAAACAACCAGACCCAACTGAAATCGGTAAAGTCGTTGAAACTTAAAATCGATGTAGTTAGTGCCGATATTCCAGATTCAGTTCACCTCTTCAAGCAGCTGAGTTACACCAGAAATTGGATCATGGACAACCTTGTTGATGACGGTGAAATCGTCCTACTGACTAACGACAACATTGTTGGTATCAATTTCCTTAGGTCAAAAGAAGACAAACAAGACTTTGAAACTGCCAGTTCTACTGAATGGAGAAGAAGATACAATCAACTAGCAACTCCAAAGATGACATTTGACCTCATAGAGTTGATTAAGAAGAAGATGGAAGAAATGGGTTCGTGGTACGGTGGAATCGGCAGCGTATCAGGCAATTATTTCTTCTGTGCTAGAAGGTGGAATTTTCGGGGATATGTTAGAGGGGATATAATCTTTACTAAGAAAGTAAACACCCCTTGGTGTGACCCCAGAATTTACTTGTGGGATGATTGGTTCCAGACTTGCACATCCCTTGCTAATTCCGGCAGCGTCACTTGTCTGCGATATGCCTCAGCGGTTCGACACGAAACGGTTCATGGAGGGTTAGGAGCAAGCTCAGACCGTATAGAATACCAGCGAAAAAGTATGAAAATATTGCTCAAGTTGTTTCCAGGTATGATTGAACCCCACCCGAAGAGTAAGACAGGCGACAGTTTACGACTCTGTTTAAGGTCTAAAAGCCAAATTGAACATTGGAGAAAGGACATGGGATATCTATGCTAGATAGTCTAGATAAGAAATTTCTGATTAGTATTCCCACCAAGTTCGGATATCTGAATCTATATCCCATACCGAAAGAGTTGAAATGAATTACGTTCAAGCTCCGCCGTTCGCAGTTCAGATCGAGTTGGTTGAAGGATGTAATCTCCGATGCAGTTTCTGCGGTCTAAACGGTATTCGTGGAAAAAACAACGACTTTAAGTTTATGAAAATAAAGACGTTGGTTAGCTTAACTAACCAGATAAAGGAACTTGGTTGGAATCCTCGTATTGAATTTGCAATGCACGGCGAACCATCGTTTCATCCGTACTTGGCAACTTTCTTGAGAGCAGTTCGAGCCAGGCTACCTAAACATCACATGATGATGACTAGTAACGGCGGAGGGTTTCTAAAAGATATCTCCCTGATAGACAAGTGTCTTGAGTCTCTAAACGTATTGGCCTTGGACAATTATGAAAACGTCAATATAATTCCACGAGTACTGTCAAAGTACGACGGCCCTCATAAGCCTATATTTTACCCAGAAAACAAGGAAGGGAACCCACATCAGAGAAGAAAACCTCATGTTCACTGTCTAGTTGTTGTTAAGGACATAAGCTTGGCAACCGAAGGTACTCATTCCTCTATCAATAATCATGCTGGATGTGGAGCACCGAAGAATTCAAGTGCTCAAGGGAAACGATGTGCCAAGCCGTTCAGAGAGCTAAGTGTTAGGTGGGATGGTACTATTGCCGTCTGTTGTAACGATTGGAGAGGAAAATATCGTTGCGGAGATTTGAATAAAAGAAAGTTGAATGACATTTGGCAAGGAGAGGAATTTGTGGCAGCTAGGAAAAAGTTGTACCACGGTATGAGGGACTTTAGTCCTTGTGAAGGATGTGATGCTTTGAGTTATCGGACTAGTTTTTTACCAGATCAGAAAGGGAAAGAAACTCTTCCTGAACCTAGTGAAAGAGATCTCAAAGTTATAAAACATTTGGATAGAGTTACATCCTTGACTTTACCAGTTTACAGAGACTACGAATAAAGGAGTAATCAGTGCACATTAAGACACGTAATGTCAACACGGCTTTCCGTGATATCGTATATGGAATCAAAAACAATACCATTCGAACTGTTCGTCAATCGTCAAGGAACGGAGATGTGTTTAGGATACCGGAGCCACTGACAATCACTTATGAGCAACCTTGTGAGCGGGTGTTGTTTAGCATTGTTAGGGACTGTAACCCGTTCTTTCATGTGGTCGAGGCTCTTTGGATGCTGGTTGGACGAAATGATGTTGAAACAGTTGCCAAGTACACTCCAAATATGCGTAATTACTCAGACGACGGTGCTATCTTACATGGTGCCTATGGTTGTCGATGGCGCGAATGGTTCGGGTACGATCAACTTGACAAAATCGTCGAAGAGTTGAAAAAGAATCCTGATAGTCGTCGTTGCGTATTGTCGATGTGGAACCCTACTAATACTCAGTTTTTGATTCCAGATTTTGGCAACTGGTCTGCTCAAGATTCTAGTGATTTGCACATTGCAACTCAGGATGGAAAGGATGTACCTTGTAATCTCAGCGCAACGTTTCATGTCGTTGAAGACAAGTTGGACATGACAGTTTTCAATCGTTCTAATGACTTGATTTGGGGCACACTTGGTGCCAATGTGGTACACTTCTCGATTCTTCAAGAGTACTTGTCAGCACGTATAGGAGTTGGGATTGGATGTTACCATCAAGTCAGTAGCAACGCTCACGTCTACGAAAACAATTGGAAGCCTATTGAGTGGTTACAAGATGATAGTGCGGAAGACTTTTATCATCCAAGAAATTGGGAATGGTTCTTCCCAAACCCTATCCCAGTGATCCCATTGGTCGAAAACCCTGACCGATTTGAGAAAGAATTACCTTCATTCGTAGATTCAATAACTACTGAATCGTGGAAAGAAAGTCGACCATGGGAAGAACCATTCATAGCTCGGGTGGCATTGCCGATGATTTCAGCTTTTGATGCCCATAAGAGTAGAGACTACGCAGAAGCGTTATCAGACTGTACTCAGATAGCAGACTGGGCTTGGATGAAAGTAGCAACCAACTGGATTGAGAAACGAAAACGAAACTGGGAAAGATTAGAAAAACAAGAAAAGGAATGGGGATTAAAAAATGAGCGAAATTTGCTTTCTGGACGTGGATGAGGTATTAGTTGATTTCGTGGGTCCGGCACTATCTTTGCATGACTTAACCTTTGACGAGGTCAAGAACCATTGGCCAAAAACCACTTGGTCATTTGAGGAAGTTTTTGGTTGGTCTTCTAAAAAGTTTTGGAATCCAATTAACAAAGAAGGTGCAAAGTTTTGGGAGAATTTACCTGAATTGCCTTGGATAGATGAACTTCTCTATCTAGTCTCAGTAAAGTTTCCTGACTGTTACTTAGTAAGCTCACCAACTCTCAATTCATCTAGCTATGTTGGTAAGATAACTTGGATTTGTAAGAAGTTCGGCAAAGGGTTTAATCAGTTTATTTTGACATCACATAAAGAACTACTAGCTGGTCCTGAACGAATACTTATTGACGACAGACCAGAAAACGTCAAGAAGTTTCGCAACCGGGGAGGCAGAGCTGTTCTATTTCCAGGATGGGGAAATGAAAATAGAGATCATCTATCTAACCCAGTCGCATATGTGGAACAACAGTTAGACTACTTCAAACATCGCAATCCCTACACCAGGCATCTGGATGAGACCAGTTCTAACTAAAAATGATTTCGTTCGTCGGTATATCCGAGGAGAGTTTGGAAATCGTGCTCCTTCGTGGGGAACCTTAGATGAATTTCAATCAAGCGGTTATCGGGGGAAGGTGCATATTCGCAACCGGGTAGCAAATGGGTTAACATGGTACAATATAGAAAGTAGTCAAGTCTTAAACCATTGGGTTGAATTGGTAACTCTAGGGGTATCGCCAGACAGTTTGTATCTTTCGGGAATGGCTCCACATGATTACGGTTCAATTCAGGGAGAATTTCAACAATCTGTTCACTGGATGGATTTGACTTACTGCGATGCCAAGTTGCCAATGAGAGAAGCGATGGCAGTTGAAACTTCTGTAGCGACAGGAGTGACTGCTCTCTGTCTGCTCAAGAAGAACATGGATCCAGTAAGCTATGATTGGTCACTAGAGTTGATGAATCTTTACCCTGGACATGTGATTGAGTTTAGTTGCTTCGGAGTATCTTGGGGTACGATACCACATAGAAATACAGTCATTTGGGAAGTTCGAAACTATTAGGGGTGGAACCCTGAAAAACCAAGAAAAGTAGGGAGACAATATAGGAATGACTCTGAAAGATTCCCCCTCTAAGTTGCGACCATATCTGTTTCATGGAGTATTGTTGGATCATAAGTCGAGCAGTGAGCCGGTATCGGATTGTCCTTTCTGTGGTAAGGAGAAGAAATTCTTTGTCAGTTCAAACACTGGAATGTTTCAATGTAAGAGTTGTAGCTTAGAAGGGAACTCATATACTTTTTTGAGACAACTTCATGAGTATTCACTCGACGAAACTAATTCTGAATGGGTGAGAAAACTTGCCAATGAACGAGGAGTGAAGCCTGAGTTCTTGCACCGTTGGGGAGTAGTTCAATCGTATATTACTGGAGAAGTGATTGTTCCGGGATTCAATATCAAAGGAAGTATGACCAACTTGTATCAGTGGTTACCTGGAAAAAGCGGAAAGAAAATTCTAATGTCAACCCCAACTCTGAGACACGGACTATTCGGGGTTAACTGTTGGAACACAGATGCCAAGTTCGCACTGATCGCCGAAGGACCGTGGACTGGTTCTGCCTGTTGCCAAATCCTTGCAGGTAGTCGGGGGAAAATTATTAGAAAAGGTGAAAAAACAATTGATGTCAAAGTGATTCCAACCAGAAGTGAAGAGAACTCGTTAATGAACGAGTGGAACGTAGTTGGGATTCCTGGCTGTGGAAGTTTCCGAGACGTTTGGTCAGGAATGTTCGGAGACATGGACGTACTGATTATTTTCGATAACGACTATCCTTCAGAGAAGTCAAGATCAACCATCGGTGCAGGGTGGAGTGGAACTCTTCGAACTGCCAGACTCTTATTAGAGTCGGATAATCCACCTGCCAGTATTACCGGAGTTCAGTGGGGTCCAGATGGATATGATCCTAAGTTGCCAAATCGGTATGACTTGAGAGATGCTCTACATACAAACAACGGCAACGTTCGGTCTTCTAGTATTGCCTTGAAAGATTTGACGACTAGGATGGTTCCTATCAAGAATATGGAAAAGAAGGGGTCTAATGGGGCTGTATCTAAGAAGACCAGTGTTGCCGGATATGTTCCAGCTCCATCTTATTGTGAAAGTTACAAGGAAGTCAAGAATGTTTGGAGAAAGGCACTCAAGTGGACAGATAACCTAGATGTGACTCTTATCACGATGTTGTCAACTGCGGGAAGTACCTCTCTTGGCGGAATGTGTCCATTGTGGCTTAGAGTGATTGGTACTCCTGGAACCGCCAAGTCTACTCTATGTGAGGCACTCGCCGTGAGTAGGAAATATACCTATTCGGTTTCTACTATGACTGGTATACATAGCGGGGCGAGGGACAGTGAGGGAAATCCATGCAGCATGGTTCCTGACATGAACAACAAGACAACCATCATCAAGGATGGAGACACTCTGATCAACGCTTCCAACAGAGATCAGATTCTAAGTCAGATGCGGGATATCTACGAAGGAACCAGTCGGGCAAGATACCGCAACACCAGGGAATCCCAAGAGTACACTGATTTGAAGATCACCTACATTTTGGCTGGAACCAAATCTCTTAGAAAGATGAACAGAAGTTTTCTGGGTGACAGATTTCTAGACGTAGTTATCTATTACAAAGGGGATGACCCAATCTTGGAAAAGGAAATCTTGAACAGGTCTGCTCACAATTCCCTAAGACAGTTGCGAAGTGAACAAGATTCAGTTGATTCTGCGGCAACAAGTAGGGAGATTGAAGCAAAAGAAATCACTTCTGGATACTTGCACTATATCCGAGAAAACATGGAAGGACTGATTAACGAAGTTGGGTTCAGTGAGAAGAGAATGGAACAATGTGTTAGGTTAGGTGAGTTTGTTTCTTTTATGAGGGCACGACCTGATAAGGAGTCTGATGAAGACGATGATGAGACAGAGTTGGCAACCAGACTAACTTCTCAATTGGTCAGATTATCTGCTTGTAACGCAGTGGTAATGAACCGACAAGATGTGGATGATGAGGTGATGCGACTGGTGAAGAAGGTAGCCTTGGATACCAGCAGTGGGATCAGTTTGGGAATATCTGGACTCTTGTTCAAACATCGACACGGATTAGAAGCTCGAAGCCTTGGAAGCTATTTGAGTAAAACTCCACAGAAAATCAATACTACTTGCCGATTCCTTCAAGACATTGGGGTAGTTCAGAGAAGAAAAAGAGAAAGAGCCAATCTCTGGATACTGACTAGAGAATTAAGAAGGCTCATGAAATTCATTGTGTGACAAAGAGAGAACCGTCCAATGAGAAAAATGACATTGCATCAAAATAAGTTGATTAGACTTAGAAGCTGTTTGAAGTGTTTTGGGGAGTTTAAATCACATGGACCATCAAACAGAATTTGCAATACATGTACCAAAGTGAACCGTTCACAACGAGTTATGACAGAAACCAAACACCTTCACTTTTTAAAAGTCTTATAGGTGGAAATGGAGAAAGCAGATGATAGATCGAGAGGTAGCATTTGAATGGATTTCAGGACTGAATAAAATTGGAGTATTGAATTGTTCTCAAGGTTTTAATCCTCCGAATCCCACAGCTAACTGTCGTCGTGTAGCGTTTGCTTTTTCGGTAGGTCTATTCAGTAAATCTCTCGGTAACGATTTGGGTCCTGATTTTCTTAATTGGGTAGAGCAAGCAAGTCCCGACGATTTGCAATACGTCTTCACAGGAAGTGAGGTTTTAGAATGACTTTACTGGAGACGACGGGCGAGTTACCGAATAGTCCAGGTTGGAAAAAGAAAGAACTGGTTCGGATTGTTGGAGATACTTTTGATGACTTGCGGTCAAACCTGAAACATTACAGTTCGTTGACTTTACAGGATCGACAAGAGATCGAGGTCTATCTCCAACTTCGACAAGATTTGGAAATTGCAAAAATAGATCGAAAAGAGGGTTTGTATTTATCCTACGAGGAATGACCGATGAAAGTGAGTAGTCGCGACGACACTCTAACGACTGGCGCAGTCTCCAAACTCGTCGGCATAGGGCAACGCACCATTTGTCGGTTAATCGACGAAGGGCTGTTGGTTGGCTGGAAAATTCCAGGGAGCCAACACCGTCGCGTTGCTTTCCGTGACTTAGAAGTATTCGCGGCAAAGTATGGGATTCCTCTTAGTCAGGGACAAATGAAATGAATCAAGTAAATCCCATAAATTATCATGAGCCTCCATATGATAGTAAATCAAAAGTTTCTCGACACACCTCTTGCTGAGTTGGAAGAATATGGAGTTTTGGTGAGAACTATTGGTAGATTGGAATCTGGGATAGGAGCTGTGTATGTTGGAGACTTGAGAGGAATTGGTGCTGAAAGGTTGGAACAGATACGGGGACTGGGTCCGAAAGAGTTGGGAAAGTTGAGAAACGGATTATTGCAATTACTCAAGAAGTCATTTGACCAGGAAGAGTTGACTTAGGGAGCCTGGGTTCAACAGAAAAAGTAACTCAAAGGAATCGGCTAAGAAATTCAATGTGTCCATCTGTACGATTCAACAAGTTGTCAACTCTCGTGGGTGAAAAATGTGGCAGGATTTCTGTGTTGGGGTATAAGGTATAAAAAAGGTTAGTTATGATAAAGGACTTGACTCCAAGTAAGAAGCCTAAAAAGACACTCCAACCGAAGCATCGGCAGATGGCAGAGGAATACCTTGCGAATGGATTAAAAGGTGCTGAAGCTGCTCGAACTTGCGGATATAAACAGCCTCACTTGGCAGCTCTTAGAATCTTTAATCGTCCCGAGGTTAGGAGGCATCTAGAGAATCGTTTGGCTCAGATCGAAGAGCAACAGTTTCTTAGAAGAGCTGAGCTCTTGTCAAAGATGAAGAGGTTGAATGATTTCAACTTGATGACTGCCGCAGTGAAAACCAAAGGTGGTATGTTGGAGATTGCCGCAAAGGACTTCGAAAGAGTAGCACAAGATATCGGAGACTGTGTAACTGAAATTGAAGTTATGGCCTATGAATGTGAAGACGGATCCACCGAATCTAAGGTTCGAATCAAGTTAATGGATAAGGATAAAAACTTCGATAGAGAGTTAAAGTACTTTGGCATACTTGACATGGACGGTAAAGTCAATATCAACGTGGATTCAAAGGTAATCGATTTCGAT